GTCATAGACATCTATCGTTACTCCAGGCTAGGTAACCTTTCGTCGGGTCTGTTGGCGGAGCTTCCTCAATTCAATGACAGTTGCGAAGCTGTTCAAACCCTCTGACGGTAGCTCAGATCCGAACTTGTAGCTATTTAAACCTAGAACCTTTTCTACACGTTCGACTCCTCCAGCACGTGTGAAGATTTCCACGGGATCGAATTCTTGCACAACGCGATCAATGCTGTAGAAGTACTCTACCGCCTTCCTAAAACGCGGATGATATTTAGCATTCTCTAACTGACTAATAGTACGAGCTGAAAAGAATTCCTCAGGGAGATCTGGGATTCTTCGTTCAAGGTGACAAGCACCATTCCACGTCCTCGTCAAACTTCTAATGCCCACACATAGACCATGAACGCGATACTTCCTCAAATGCAGCCGTTGCAGGTAGCGAACCTGATCACTAGAAAAGCCCCCCTTATCGGCGGAGACCACTGCGCCGTACTGACTGAATAGGGTCTTAGTCACCGTCTCTGGATCGACTAGAAAAGTGGGATTGAGCTTGCCTACCCCATCATCTCCTAGTACTGTAACAGCTAGAAAGAAAGGTAGAATCATTAGCAGTTGACCCAGACTGTCACCCAAGTTGGTTAAAGCCGAGCCGCTCGGCATACCGTGATTCCCGGTAATAATACCACTCGGCACCACTAGAGGAACGGTTTCAATTTCCTGTTCTAACCAGTCAAGTTGTCGCTTTGCGCTATGTACGAACCAATACCTCATTAATTCGAACGTCAGATGGTTAAGAAGTCGGGCATACCTCTTATCAAAGCCACTGAAGTCCAAACTCATTATTGGAAGACGAGTGCTGTCAATCATAGCAGTCACCACTTCATCCACTCGGGAAAGTTGATTCCAAGCTGCGAATTGAGAAAATTTCCTCAACTTCTCGAGGAGTGGAACTTGAATGCTAAGACCTATAATCGTTTCACAATGATCCTGCATCCAAACAACACGTTGTTTAGGTGCTGATGGGTCACCGTTAGCCTGTCCCCGCCATCCTAACACACTCGGGAATAACCTTTCCTTATATCCTCCATGTGCTATGGATTCGGCTCGCTTTAGATACGAATCAAGGTATATCTTATCCTTGGAGAAGAAGGGTAAGCCAAGATTCGCATCCTTAGGCATCGCTCCAAATGAAGCTTTAAAAGTGAGTGGAGTTAGGGAATGCGATGGTATGAGTCTACTCAATGACATAAATGCCGATTTAAGCATAGCATTATCTTGACCCTCTGGATTTTGGAAGTATTCCAGAACTCCTTCTTTCCTTTCTTCCCATGGCAGGCGGGTTGAAAAGGGACCGAAATTGTCAACTTCATCGAGTTCGATCTCATTAAGTTCGTCAATGTCCGATTTAGCTATGTTGTCGTAATACCACATTGCATACTCACGAAAATGATCATCATTTCCCTGGTAGAATGGGGTCTTAAGTTGCTCTTCATAGCCTGCTTCAACATTGCCAAGGTATGACTCTAATCTCCGCCAGCTATCGTCGTCTATTGATGCCTGAAGAGAAGAGAGAGATACAGTCTCCATAACAATCAATCATCCTTTGGATTGTATTCATCCGTGT